AGGTGCGCTGTAGCATCCTCTCACGGGAGCGTTTAGTACAATAAACAACTCCGGAGTATACCCTGTTTAGTGATTTATTGAACCCCGATCACAACATAAGCACACTTTATGGTCGAGAGCATTTCGTGCCCCGTGTTATAAAAATGTAGCGATACGACTGCTAACCACTTGAATTTTAGGTTTTCTACTGCGCTATTACCATGCTTTGGGGCAGTGATGGGGCAAAGCGTGAAAGCGTCTGGTTGAGCAGAGAAACCTGATCGGCGCTCTTCTCTGACATCCACTTTCCATACACCTTGTAAACCATCTGTGCATCGGTATGCCCCATCTGAGTTGCTATAAAGTTTGGGTTAGCACCAGCTGATAATGACCAGCACGCATAGGTATGTCGTGACTGATACGCGTTGCGGTAACGAATACCGGCTCGCTTGATTATCGGGGCCCAAATTTTATTAATCGAATTAACCGCGTAGTGATATCCTGTGCGAGGTCCACGTTTGACGCATTGAGGGCTGAACACGAAAGTGCAGGGTTGAATGACAGATTGTCCGTACTCCCGCAGCTTCACTTCAACCTCAAACTGCCGGCCAAGGCGTGTCAACTGGGCCTGATTCCTCAGGGCATCAATAGCTGGTTGTATGAGATAAATCACCCTGTCAGTGCCCGCCTCGGTTTTTGGCAGGGTGAACTCATACGTTTGGGTCAGGTTACGCTTAACCGTAATGGTGCCCGCAGTGAGATCGATATCTTCCCATGCAAGACCACATAATTCCCCATGCCTCATTCCGGTATAGACGGCAACAGTCCAGAGGTTTCGCATCTGCTGGTGTCCGCATGCCTGAATGAACCTGATGAACTCGTCTGTCGTGAGTGGATCAGGTTCGTCTTTTGCCTTCCTGAGACGGTTAATTCCGCTAAACGGGTTTTCCTTTGCGTAGCCGTTATCAGCTGCAAACTGGAAGATCTCGGCCATCAGCATCATGTAATTATTCACCGTGGACGATTTCCGGCCTTTTACCTGTGTCCGGTGATCCTTCTTCATTACATGGAAACCCGTCAGCAACTCCTTTCTGACATACAGCAAATCTTCAGTGGTCACCGCAGAAACCATTTTATTTTCGCCGATGCGCGGAAGCATATTTTTTATGATGGTCTCGTACCTACTCATGGTATTAGAGCTGATCTCCATTCTCTTCAGTTCCGACCATCTTTCGGTAAGCTCCAGCACAGTAACTTCCTTTCTATCCTGACCGAACCGGGCAAGGTTCGGTGAGTTTGGGAATTTTTCTGCATAGTTAAAATTCCCCATTCTTATCGCAAAACAAACCGAAGAACGCAGCTCACCAGCTATCTTGCGATTTTTTGCAGTGTCAGGGACACCGAGGTTTTCCCTGACACGTTTACCTTTATATAGAAACCAGATGCGGAGCGAACCGCCATGGTTTTCGACGCCTGTCGGGTATGATGCATTAGCCATTGATCCCTCCTGACGTCCAGGAGCGTGGACGAGTGTACTGCTTTTCATGCTGTCTTCGCACCTGGTTGATTTTTTTTCTGCGCCTCGATCCACTGATCAACGGCTTTCCTGTTGTACATGCATTCGCTCGAAGGCTTGGGATTGCCATCTGGTGAAATGTGCAGGTACTCGCGGCCGAGCATCCAGGATTCTTTTCTGGCGCGGGTGATGGTTCCGGGCTTGAGCCCGGTAACCGCAATCAGAACCTTTTCGCTAACCCAGTCATTCGGTACCAGAAGAACAACGTTGCTCATAATCACCTCACACTACATCCAGGCCACGGCAGTGGCACCACACTTCAAACATCCGCTTAACCACTTCCCGGCAATAAAGCCCCTGAATATCCCGTGTCAGGTCGTAACGATTTCCGTATCGCATACGTACCCATATTTCAAACGCTGTATTCATCGTGCCGCCTCCCTGATTGCAGTTCTGTAAGCGCGTAATGCATCACGGCTTTTACCTGAAATAACCGTTTTCAGGATGAAAGTTCCGTGCCGTGAACTCACTACGGTTGGCACCAGAAACAGAGTGTTTTCAACTACCCTGTTATGCTTCCGGTACTCGAATACGGTGCTGGAGATAACGATATTTGCTACAGCGCCATAGTCCTGGTATTGGATTTTCATTCAGCGTACCCCGGCAGGCTTTGTTGCTTTGAGTTCGTCACGTTCTTTGACGTAGCGCTCGTGCATCGCGTCCCATTTTTCACACCATTTTTCCATTTCTCGCTTGCGCGCCAGAATACGACGCAGACGGCGAACACAACGCTGGTGGGCGGCCAAATACTCAGCCTTTGTTTCACCGTCTCGCCAAACCTCCATATCAGCCCGATCAATACGCTCCCGCGGGTGACGCTGCGGAAACCCTGAACGCTCAAAAGCCTCGGTGGTCATGAAGAAAGCCAGATAGCGAATCGCCGTATCTCGCGTGAAGCATTTTTTAGTGCGGCCGTGACGTACTGCCACGAACAGTGGGCCAACTGGCGTATCGTGTTTCTGTAATGCCAGGTCAATCATGCTTACGGTGCGTTTATCGTTCATTTCCGGTCCTTAACTTTGCTGTATCGTTCGTGACTCATTACTTCCCTGTTCTTTCCGCCATCGCGGGAGAGTAGCCGCCAGCGATGGTTAACTTTGAGGCTCAAATTCCCGGAGCCGTGCATTCGGCAGGGGTGAATGCGCCTTGCCCTGAACTGGCTTAAAACGTGTACCGCTTTGAGGTGAACCCACTCAGGAATTCGTATCGCTGTAAGTGCCATCAGATCCCCCCATTTCATGACCCTCCGTTTTCGGAGCCTCCACTTTTTGTTTTTTGACGAACTCAACCAGCTCAGAAATGTGCTCGTCGATTAACTCCTTCCCGCTATCCGTAAGGAATTCACCGCTGCCATTAACATCAACAGCGCTGCTGTAAATTCCCTTGATAGCTTTTACGCCTTCGACATTCCCGTACTCACTGATCGCAAGCCTTTCGAATTTTCTCAATAATCCATCGAGAAGAATCTCTGTTAACTCGACCGTGTTAATGCCGCCTTTATTGAGTTTAATAACAAGGCAGTTACTGCCTGTTTTACGCTGGTGGCGTAATAACGCTGCTTTTAAAATTCGGCGGCGATATGTCTCGATTAATTTATCCATTGCGGCGAGCCTCCTCCTCTAAGCTCATAACAATTTCCTCTTCTTTTTCGGTCCAATCATGAATTTCGCCAGCAATGTCATAAACAAGAGAGCAAATAGTTTTAAGTTGGAAATGGTCCAGTTTGTCGTGGTATTCAAATAAAGTTTGCGATAGACCAGCCAGTTGCTCGGCTTTGATATTAACCCCCTGAATGTCTTGGCGTTGCTGTATAGTCATGATTATCTCCCATAAGCTTTTTTTAAAAATAAAATTGCTATATCCCAATAACCTGCGCTGCACATCATCGTTGCTGTCTTAAAGGCGTCTTTATTTCTCATAATGCCCACCCAAAAAAAGTGTGTGAGATTCCACAGCAATTAAGCTGAAATAAATGGTTAAAATTAGTTTTTTTATTACTTCGATTTTATGGCTTGTTCTTCTATGAACCAAGCGCATACATCGCCAGTTAACTTGCTAAGTAGCGAAGCTATAGCTTCAATTTCTGTGCAGTCCATTTTGTTAGGGTACACTTCCATCATGCGGCAAATTATTTCTGCTTGATGGGCCTTTTCTTTTGCTTGTTCTAAAGAAAATTCATGCGCCATGAGTGCCATCCTTTACGCCAGAAAGATAAGTTGCGGTTTGTGAGATTTTGTTAGTAGCAATTGCCAGGTCTGCCAAGTCATAAATAATGGCTGATAGATTGCGAATTTTTTCATTATCTTTCTCTTCTTCCAGAGACATACTGAAAATCGATTCGCTTAAATGACGAATTGCTTCGATAGTCGAAATGGTTTTTGAATCACAATCATCTGCAACATCAGCATAGTTAATATCCGGATCTTGATTGGTAAATCTGAAATCAGGGATATCAATAAGCTGAATAATATTTCTAGTGGTCATAGGGTGATACCTCTTGTTTAAACCGCCAATCACTTAGGTTGTAATTAGGATGGCCTGGATGAAACGAGGTGTCAACTACTTAAGTAATTTTTTATTAATCGCTATGGTAGTTTGTTGTGTTGTAAGGATAAAAAAAAGGCCGCTAAAGCGGCCCGAGCAGTGGGGTGGGAGAGGGTTATCCGAAGCGTTTAAATTCTGCTGATTGTTTGATTAGTACTTTGCCAAGGACGTAGAACTGACCTTCATCGCTCTCCTCAATCTCCCAAGAGTTATATAGCTTGTTATCAGAAAGGACCATCAAACTTGTTTTAAGCATTTGTAATCGCTTGATATGAATAGTCTTCCCAAAAATAAAGACATAGATCCCATCGCCTTCGAAATGATTGACCGAAGTATCGACGAAAACAAAATCACCAGGGTCAATGGTTCCCTCCATGCTGTCGCCATTTACAGTAATGACCTTGATAGCATGGGCTGGTCGGTTACCAAACATAAGCCTTGCCTGCTCTTCGGTGTACTCTATAGCCCTTATTGTCTCTATAAACTCAGAGGACACGAAGGTTCCGGGACCTGCGCTGGCTTGAACATCCAGAACGTCCACACGATAGGTGTCTCTTGCTGGCTCGTGTGAAATAGACTCCTCGGCCTCAGTAAGCCCTACCACGTATTTGGGGCCTTCACCTGAGGAAAGCCACTCAGGTCTAACCCCAAGGACCTGGGATAACTGGACAGTCTTTCGTGATCCGCTCGCCGCGCCTGAAGTAAGCTTCCAGATGCTGGATTGAGACATCCCCACCGCTTTTGCAAGGGATGCTTGTGTAAAGCCAGCTTCTTTCATTGCTTCGACTAACCGGGCTGAGTATGTGTTGTTGTTCATTCTAATTACTCCATAAGTTGTTAAAAACTTAGCTTAAACGACCTTTTAAGTCAAAAAGTAATTAGACACCTTGCTTACAACTAGCATAATCGCTAAAGTAATATTTAATTACTAAGGGGGTTTTATGATTTCAGAGCCAATCGACATTGCCATCCGGCGGGCAGGTAGCCAGGGGGCGCTGGCTAAGCTTTGCGGCGTCTCTCAGGCAACAGTATGGAAATGGCGCCATGGAAAAAAAGTTAAAGCAGAGCACGTTCTAAGAATTGTTGCCGCTGCTGAAGGACAAGTTGCCGCATATCAAATCAGACCTGACTTACCGGAGCTATTCCCAAAGCCAGAAAAAGAGCAGTGATATGGCACTTGATTATCAACCGGTTGATATGCCAGTGGCTTTTAGCCAGGCCGATGCCGAATGGATCAAGCAGCAGTTACTGAGCCTAACGGCAGCAGCACGACAAAAAGCCATTCAGCGTTATGCAGCTGTGTATCAGGAATCGTTCGAAGCCGAGCCCGCTTCATACCGCAAGGAGAACCGGGCAAGGCATGAAGCAAATATGCGGCTTCGCCTGTTTGTGAGAAATCACGGCAGGGCTTTACAGGGGTATACCGCCGAACCTCCCCTGGCCGGAACGCCAACGCGTTCCTGATTGTTGCGGGTTTAAAGGTACCCGGACAAGAACAGGCTTAAAGGTGCCTGTTCAGGTTGGCAACCAACTGACCCAACTCCTCATTCGTACTAGGCAGGTAGTACGTTTTTATGGGGGAGAGGGAAAGGGGGGGTAAGNGGGGGGGATTGGGTGCAGGGGCAGGAATAGGGTCTTTTCCAACAGGAGAGATCCATTGGTTAAGTAGATCACTGTCTTAAAGGCGAAATTAAAAAAACGCCTGTATCAGCAAGGTAGTACAAAGCGCTCAGGCGCTGAGAAAAAAGGGTTCTTTCTGGAAGAGTGATTTTTCAGGGGAACTGATTCAGAAGGGAGGCTGGCAGCCTTTGGGGAGGCCACCAGCCATGTGAGGGGGAATCCATGAAAACCACATCACAAAATTATTATCTCATTACCGCGGGGTCCGCACAATGCAGCTGACGATCACACCTAATTTTGCACAGGAACGAGCCCTTAACCAGCTGCGCCGTAACTGGAAGGATACAGAAACCTTCATGATGTACTCGCCGACGGGCAGTGGTAAAACAGGACTTGCCGCCTTCATCGTTGCCGGGTTCGTCAGTCGTGGCATGCGGGTAATGTTTTGCGCGCCTTACCAGATCCTCATTACCCAAACCGCAAAGCGTTTTGTGGAGTACGGGTTGCCGGGTGATGAAATCGGCTATGTCTGGGCGGATCACCCAAACTACGATCCTTCCCTCAAAATACAAATTGCCAGCGCTGATACGCTTATTCGTCGCGTGTTCCCTGACAATATCGATCTGCTGATTATCGACGAAGCGCACCTGCGAAAAAAACGCATTCTGAAGGATATCGAACGCCTGCGCGAAAAAGGCGTGAAAGTGATTGGCCTTTCGGGGACACCATTTTCCCCGTTCCTGGGCAAATACTATGACCGACTGATTAAGCCAACCACCATCGGCGAGCTGATCCAGCGCGGCGACCTTAGTAAATACGAATTTTACGCGCCAACTAAGCCGGATCTGAAGGGCGTTAAAACCTCTCCGTCTCTCCAGTACGGCACCGACTACAACGAGACTCAACTGGCGGAGATCATGTGTGGTTCCACGCTGGTTGGCGATATCGTCCAGAACTGGCTTGAGAATGGCCGGGATCTGCCGACAATCGCTTTCTGCGTCAATGTGGCCCATGCCAATTATCTGACCATCCAGTTCAACCAGGCTGGTGTTAATGCCGAGGTGATGACCGCAGACACTCCGGCCGAAGAGCGACAGACCATCATCCATCGCTTTGAGACTGGGGCCACAAAAATCATAGTCAGCGTGGGCGTGCTGGTGGCCGGGTTCGACAGCGATGTTCGCTGCATCATCTACGCCAGGCCAACTAAGAGCGAAATTCGCTGGTTACAGGCGATCGGGCGAGGCCTGCGCACGGCGCCAGGCAAGGATTCCTGCCTTATCTTCGATCACAGCGGCACTGTGCACCGCCTCGGTTATCCGGACTCTATCGAATATGACGATCTCCCGGGCAAATCTGACGGGATGGAAGAGGGCGCGCGCCGGGCCGCTGAGGAAAGAGCGGAGAAGCTGCCGCACGAATGTTCGCAATGCCACTTCATGAAACCTGCTGGTGTTTATGTATGCCCGAACTGTGGTCACAAACCTCTGGCCGGTGAGGACATTGATACCGACACCGGGCGAAAACTCAAAAAGCTGGGTGGCGAGCAGCGACAGCCAACCAAGGCAGAGAAACAGGCCTGGTGGAGCCAGATCAAATTTTATCAGCGCCAGCGCGTATCGATGGGGAAAAAGCCTGTCAGCGATGCCTGGTGTGCTCACACCTTCCGTGAACGCTTTGGGGAGTGGCCGAACGGCCTGAGTGATTACCCCATGGATATCACACCGACAGTTTCAAACTTCATTACGCACAAGCTGATCGCCTTCGCTAGGCAACGTGAAAAAGAGCAGCGCCTGCAAAAGCAGGCAGAAGAGCAGCCGAACCCGGCAAGAGTTCAGCAGGCGCTTAAACACGTCAGCGACATCAGACAGCAGTTAGGAAAAAGAGCATGAAAACGGTAGAAGCAGCAAAAGGCCATTGGGCCATGATTTTTGAGCATTACGGACTGCCGCCGATCACCGGGAAAAACCACTTTAGGGGGAAATGCCCGCTCTGCGATTCGATTGGTAAATTCCGTATCGATGACCGTGACGGAGCTGGAACATGGATCTGCACCTGCGGTAGCGGTGATGGTATCAAGCTGGTGACCCAAACCCAGGGAAAACCATTTAATGAGGTTTGCCGCGAAATTGATGAGCTGATTGGTAATACGTTCCGCCGCGAAAGTATCCCTAAAACCAGCAACGCTGGCAGCCTGCGTAAAAGAGTGCTGAGCAAATTTGCAAAACTGGCGCCGCTGCGAGGATCTTCTGGAGCTGATTATCTTAATGCGCGCGGCATTTACCAGCTTCCTCAAGAGGCTATCAGGTTTAACGAAAAGGAACGCTACGGAGGGAAGGTTTTTCAGTCGCTGTATTCTCTCGCCACTGATGACAAAGGAGAACTTTGCTATCTGCACAGAACTTTGCTGGACGGTAATCGGAAAGCTCAGCTGAAGGATTCAGTTGGTGCAAAACGCCAGAAATCTCTTCAGGAAGAGAGCTATCTGGATCACGCTCGTTCAGTTGCAATCCGGATGTTCCCGGTCGCCAGCACGCTTGGCATTGCGGAAGGTATCGAAACCGCTTTGTCATGCAAGCAACTCTACAAAGTAAACACATGGGCAACCATGACCAGCGGATTCATGAAGAAATTCCGTGTGCCAGCTGGCGTAAAGAACTTCATCATTTTTGCAGACCGTGACATCAACAGTGCTACCGGTTTAGCGGCTGCTATGGAATGTGCTCATGCCAATTTGATGGCAAAAAACGACCTCGATAAGGTCAGTATCTACTGGCCGGATAACGGGGACTTTAACGACATGCTCATGAACGGCGATCAGGTTCGTGAAATGGTTTTCTATAAAAAACAGCAGGTGGCCGCATGAAACTGGAAGCAGCACTCAAACATTTTAGTCCTCAGGGAATGCATATCAGCGACGATGTAAAGGGAACCTCTCCGGATCGTCTCACGGGCACTGATGTTATGGCGGCGATTGGTACCACCAGCAGCCGTGCACGCTTCGGCCTGGCTGCTTTCTTCGGCAAGTCCGGCATCAGCAAAACAGATGAACAGCTCGCAGTTCAGGCGCTGGCGCAGGTTGCTATCAAAAACGCTCCTAAAAATGTCCGCAAAGCCGCTGGCGACAAGCTCGGAGCATGCATGTTGACGCTGGCGCAGTTTGCCTTTGCTGATTACTCCCGTTCGGCGGCTACCAGCGTGACATGTCACAGTTGCAGCGGTACCGGTTTTATCTCCGGGAATGAGGATGTGGTTAAACATCCTGGTATCTTCGACGATGACGGTGCCGAAGTGGTGGCCCCGAAGATTAAAAATGAGCTGGTGAAAAGGGTTTGCGAAACCTGCGGAGGGAAAAAGGTAATCCTTGCGCGGTGCAGATGCGGCGGTAAAGGTGAAGTGCTGGATCGCAAAGCGACCAAAGAACGTGGCGCACCGGTTTTCAAAACGTGTGAACGTTGCTCAGGTAATGGCTTCTCTGCTATCTCCTCGGCGACGGTACACCGTGCCATTCTGAAGCGTCTCCCGGACCTCCATCAGTCCTCATGGTCACGCAACTGGAAACCCTTTTATGAAATGCTGGTGGACACCCTGCGCCAGTGGGAGCGTCACGCGGCAGTAGAATTTGAGAAGGCAACAACTTATTAATAGGATCGGAGCAAATGGCGACACTTTTTTGCACGTTAGTGTTGACTTTGCATAAAAATGTCCTGTATGCTTTCCATCGTGGGATATTACGCCTACACGACACCAAACCCGCCTCAGTGCAGGTTTTTTTATGTCCGAAATTCTTCGCGCCACGCTCGGCGCAATTCAACCACAGAGCCTTTCAGGGGTGAGCCATAGGGAACGGTCGGTGTGACTGTCTCTGTGGGCTGATCATTCCTGAGCGCTGGCTCACCCGCTAAAAGGAAAGTCACTATGTTCGGTATCTTCAAAAAGAAAGCACGTAAAGCTGTTGTCGAAGTTAAGAAAATGGAAAACCGCGACGCGGTTGAAGCTACGGTGTGGGGTGCTTACTCCATTGCGTATGCCGACGGCACATGCGATGCGAAAGAAATCGCCACTCTGGAAAAAACCATTTCAGCATTGCCTGCTTTCGCACCGTTCGCTGGTGAGATCGCACAGATGAGTAGCAATATCCGTGCTCGCTATGAAGCTTCGCCGCGCTCTGCTAATGCTCAGGCGCTGCGCGAACTGGCTGACGTTGCCGGTACAAACGATGCTGTTGATGTTCTTTGCCTGTGCCTTGATGTCGCTGACAACGACGGCATCGGGGAAGAAGAAGAGAAGCAGCTCAAGAAAATTGCGCAGGCGCTGCAACTCCCACTGGACCAGTACCTGTGATCGGGAAATTGCGCTGGGTAGCCGCCGGGGTATTGATGTTCCTGGTGGTTGCCATCGACTTTACCAGCAAAATGATGTCCATCCTTGCTGATGGCCTGCTGGTAGCCGGGGTAATTGCTTTACTCTGGCCCCTGTTTAAATCCAGTAAATAACACTTTGCAAAAGGTCATTTCTGATGGCCTTTGACAGAGTGAATTTTTTCTTCGGTGCTATAGTAAACTGGCATTCGATAATGCTCTCGATACTGATAACACTTGGTGGGGATACACCAACTTCGCAGAGACAACTGCATGACCCATGACCAGCAACCCAATGCTGGTCTTTTTTTTCCGCCATTAGCTCAACTGGAAAGAGCACGGAGCTTCTACCTCTGTGGTTCGGGGTTCGAATCCTCGATGGCGGACCAGTGTCCAATTCGTTAAGCGAGGAAGTTTCTCAACTCTGATTTATGCGCTATTTTTTTATTGTGGTGAATCCCCCTATGCGGAGGGGCGTTCCAGCAGTTACCTGAAAAGGAAACCTCTCAGACGCGGGAATGTTTGCTGGAGTAATTCTCACCGGGAGGCACCCGGCACCACGATAACAATAATATCGAATTGATAATTCCTTGAGAGCCTGCTTTAAACAGCAGGTTTTTTTTTGCTCGTTTCCCGAAGTTACGGCTACGCTAAAGAAGAAGGGGATATATCCGCTGGCAGATGGTTCTCCTGAACAATCAGTGAATCGGCCTCGATACCCGGACGTCACTACCTGTCTTTCGGATGATCTCCTTTCTACCTTCTTGTGATAATCATCACTTTAGCCTGCTCTCGCGAGCGGGCTTTTTTTATTCCCCTCAAATTTCCTGAGAGGGATCACAGCAATAAGAGGGGGCTTAATGTCCGATCCATTAACCGGCACCGGCGCTGTTCTCGGCGGCGGCCTGCTGGGTTCAGTCCTGTACGGCGTCTTTACTCATACAGATTTTGGTGTGGTGTTCGGGGCGTTTGGTGGTGCGGTGTTCTACGTCGCGACAGCCACAAACCTGTCCCGCGCCCGACTGGCAGCATATTTCCTGACGTCGTTTATCGTTGGGGTGCTTGGGGCGGGACTTATTGGCTCACTGCTAAATGCAGCTTCGCACTATGAAAAACCGCTGGATGCACTGGGTGCAGTGATTCTGTCTGCCCTGTGTATAAAAATCCTCACTTATCTTAACAACCAGGACCTGAACAACGTGTTCAAGTTTTTCTCGCGGCTACGTGGGGGAGGGGGAAATGGTAATTGACCCGTCAGCAGTCTTTAATGCGTTTATTTGTGCGGCCATCGTCATCGTGTTGATGTTTTACCAGCGACATGGCGCCCGGCATCGCCCCTTTATTTCTGTCCTGGCGTATATAACCGTGCTGGTTTACGCCGCGATCCCCTTGCAGTTCATCTTCGGCCTTTATCGTGATTCCAGCTGGCTGGTGGTGGTCGCAAACATTCTTATCTTCGCCGCCATCCTGAAGGTTCGTGGAAATATGGCGCGGCTGGTTGATCGTCTGAGGCACTAATGAACCAAACACAATTTCAGAGGGCGGCTGGTATCAGCGCCGGGTTAGCTGCGCGCTGGTTTCCACATATCGACGCCGCTATGAAGGAATACGGCATCACCGCACCGCTCGATCAGGCCATGTTTATTGCCCAGATGGGGCATGAAAGCACCAGATTTACCCGGCTGGTGGAGAACCTGAATTACGCGGTTGAAAACCTAGTACCGACGTTCGGTAGCCACCGCATCACTCAACAGCAGGCCGCTGCACTTGGCAGAACGGCAACGCAACCGGCAAATCAGAAAGCGATCGCCAATCTGGTATACGGTGGTGAGTGGGGAAAAGAACACCTTGGCAATCAGGTTGCCGGTGATGGCTGGAAATATCGCGGTCGCGGGCTGAAACAGGTTACCGGGCTGAGCAACTATCGCAGTTGTGGCCAGGCGTTGAAACTGGACCTTGTTACCCACCCGGAGCTGCTTGAACAGGATGAATACGCCGCGCGCTCAGCTGCATGGTTCTATTCGTCTCGCGGTTGCCTGCTTCATTCCGGCGACGTGGAGCGCGTGACGCTTCTTATCAATGGCGGCAGAAACGGGTTGGATAAACGCCGCGCGCTGTTTAACCTGGCTAAATCCGTTCTGGTGTGAGGTGAATGTGGGTATCGAAACGATAATAGGGCTGGCCGCACTGGTCATTTCCGCCATTGCAGGCGCTTTTGGCCTGGGCCATATTCGCGGCACCAGCAAAGCGGAAGCGAAAGCCGACCAGCAGCGCACCGAAGATAACGCAGCTGCAACGGTCGCAGCAGCCGAACGCCGGGTAGAAGCTACGAAAGAGGCCAGCAATGTACAGCAGACTGTTAACCATATGCCTGGCGACGATGTTGATCGCGAGCTGCGGGACAACTGGACCCGTAAGGGTTGAGGTAGTGGACACGGCTTGCGACTGGGTAAAGCCAATCTACCTGACGGATCACGACATCGACGTTCTTGACCGCCAGACGAAGAAAGACATCCTGGCGCATAACAAAGCGTGGCAGGGGAACTGCCAGAAGGAGAAAGCCGATTTGAAGTAGCAAAGCGGAAAGACCGCAGCCGAAAGGTAATGCAGCAGTCATGATGCTGCCCCGAGTCGCGTAATGGCGAGCAGGTATAGCAGACCGTTGTGAGGGTAAATAAGGGGACATGCTCCGGTAAAGCAGCGCGAACGCCAGACGCGCACCGGTTATAAGCGGCGATGAAGCGACAGCAACTCAATGGTATGAGCGAGCCCACTGCGAGAGTGTGGGCTTCATTAGCTGTATCCGCGTAAAAATGCTAAATTGACCCCACGAAATGTCGCTGGGGAATGGCTATGAAAAGAGGTGTTGTTTTCACGGTACGCGAGCTTCTGAAAGTTAATGGTGGAAAAGGATTCACTACGGGTAGAGGTATTTCTACAGAAGAACTTAATTATTTGATGTTGTACTGGGATAAACTTGTTTCTCCAACTAATAATATTATCCATATTAGTTTAGCAAATGAAGAGGAACTGGAAAATTGTGGAGTCCTTTACCGACCAAAGTTTACCCAACAAGGGGGTATGGATGGTGCTAGGATGACAGAATTTCATGCTTTTACCCATGTAGAAGCTTTAAATATGATGAGAAAAAATGAGCGCGAAGTTGATTGGCGTATGCATTTTTTTAATAACGAAGTTTCAATTCCTCAGGAAGCTGCACAACAAAAAGAAGTTGTGAGATTCGAGTTAGCTGAACTTTTACCAGTTCCACCAAAAGATACACCTCTACAAGAGATACTAGAATTCAAAGAAAGGCGTAGCGACGAACTTCAAGCACTACATGGTTATCTTGATGAACTTTATTTGGAAGTGTTAAATTCGGGCGACTTTAATTTACAACGAGCCAATGCCCTTTCAGGCCTGAGGGCGTCTCTTGAAGATCTTAATAAGTTAAATAGCCAAGGTTGGAGAAGCCCATTAAAATTCAATCTTTCTACAGCTTTTGAATTTGATTTGAACCAGGTAATTAGTGGAGGTGCAACCGCTTATGCAGCCTTAAACTCATCACGACCACTTGAAGTGTTAAGTGTCGGTGCGGTTGTTACATTACTAGGCGGTTTTATCAAAGTTAAGCCTCAACTTCAAAATGTTCTCAAAAATGGCGATCCTAAATTGGCATATCTCACTAACGCTACTAGAGAAGGCATACTTGAAAAGTAAAAAAATAGGTGAAAATTAACATTTAGGATTAGCCTTGCTTATTAGTAAAAAGCCATAATTGAATTGTTATGGCTTTTTTATTGCGCATCGCACGCGCACATTAAAGAAAGTCTTTCAGCTGTGAGCCTGGGCAAACCGTTAACTTTCGGCGGCTTTGCCGTGCGACAGGCTCACGTCTAAAAGGAAAATCAAATGCAGGTCACTATTGATGGTGTTCCGTTTGTGCCTGCCTGCGCTTCAGCGTCACGGATTGGCATTGCCATTACTACCCACAACCGGCCAGACGTTTTAAAACGCGCTATTGAGCAGCACGTGAAACATCTGCCCGCTGGGGCGCTGGTGGTGGTTATCGACGACGGCTCTAAACCTGCCGCCGTAGTACCTGACTGCGTGCAGCTGCGTCGCCATGAAACATCACTTGGCATTGTTGCTTCGAAGAACGCCAGTTTAACAGCGCTGATGGACGCCGGGTGTGAACATCTTTTCCTTTGGGACGATGATGCTTTTCCGATTGCTGATAACTGGCACTTGCCATACATCGAATCACCCGAACCGCACCTGGCTTACCAGTTTCTGGATCTTGCTGGCACGAACAAGCTGAATGACCTTTCTGAGCTTTACCGTGACGATCAGCATGTGGCTTACACCGGGCAGCGCGGCGTGATGCTGTATTACCACCGCAGCGCTATCGAGAAGGTTGGCGGTTTCGATCCGGTTTACGGACGCGGCATGTACGAACACAGTGACCTCGCGCTACGTATCCATAACGCTGGCCTGACGACGTGGGCTTACGGTGATGTGGTCGGTTCAGAAAAGCTAATCCATTCTCTCGATGAGCATGAAGCCGTAGAGCGTTCGGTACCGCGTCCCGACCGACAGGCGCTGGTGGAACGTAACGTGAAGATCCACAACGAACGGCGTGATGCAGGTTTTACTGGTTACGTTGAATACCGCCAGCAGCGTGACGTGGTAATCACAACGCTGCTCACCAGTCAGCCTGACCCGCAGCGCGGCACGAAAATGGCGGCCTCGCCTGACATGCTGAGCAAATGGGCGGCCTCGCTTTGCCAGTGTGGGCGTATAGCGCTGGTAGATGAATTACTGACGGCTCCGACAGATGTTGAGCTATGTCGCGTTCCTGACGTGAAGATGAATGTCTACTTTCGTCGCTGGTTGCACATCTGGCAGCACCTGCGAGATCACCCTGAATACCGGTTCGTCTGGTGTACCGATGGTACTGATGTCGAAATGCTTCGCGCGCCGTGGGAAGAAATGGAGCCAGGGAAGTTGTACGTCGGTTCAGAACCAAAGACCTACGCCGATACCTGGGCAAAGCAGAATCATCCGGAGCGCATCTATCAAGAGTTCATTGAAGAGCATCGCAACGATGTGATGCTAAACGCTGGGCTGCTGGGTGGTACCAGAAAGCCAAGTACGCTGATGTTGCCGGTTATGTTTCCGGGGCGCAGGTGCTGTTTATCCCTCACGCGACGGCTTATCTTGATTCAGGGCTGCTTCATAAAATGAACTCGGTCACCATATCCGGTGGACGCGTGACGCAGAACTCCACGATGAAGGATGTAAGCATCAGTGAGCGTGAAAGTACGTACACGTTCCCCGGTAGCCTCTGGCAGATATTTCCGTCAGGCCAGCGTAGTGGTGTGGGTCTTCTCATCAGCAACAGCACTGACTTCACCTCAATAACCAATGCTACACAGTCAGGACAGTGTATCTGGAAGGGTACCGTCAATGTTCCCACTGGCGGCTGGGCAGTTCCCACGATAGCGGGGTACGACAAGTCCAAATATATTGTCTTTGGGCGCTGCAATAGCGGCAACACCGTCGATTTCGATGGCAACACGGTCAGGTTCTTCAGCCCTCCATCCACCAACGATGATGCTCCAACGACCGGCACGATAGATATTGTCATCTTTGCCAGTGGCGTGGCGCCGCAGCCGGGCACCGGGCTCAACATCTTCAATGCAGCCGGGGCCTGCACGTTTTCAACGACAAAGCGGCCTTTCGTCTACCTCAACCAGCTCTGGACGCCTTCAAAAAATGCCGTGAGCATCGGCAGCGGGTATGTTCCGCTGGGCAGATTCGGGCTGATGGCTCACGAAGTTAATGGCATGTACGTGTATCGAATGTTCGGAATAAAAATACAGAACGGCAGCGCTTCAGTTCAGGGTGGGAAATATCTGGGGCGCGAGCGGTATGCAATTTTTGGTAATGACACGGTAACTCCACTGAACCTTCCCGTTCTTCCCGATATGTACGTCTGAATAAACTGACTTTTTAATCAACCTCGCTCCGGCGGGGTTTTTTATTGCCTGGAGAAAATATGCTTTATAACACTGGCACCATCGCCATTAACGGAAACACCGCAACCGGCACCGGCACGAACTGGACGGCACCTGCCAGCCAGATTCGGGTTGGCCAGACGTTGTTTGTTCTTTCTAACCCGGTACAGATGTTTCAGATCACGGCCATCAACAGTGCGACGTCACTGACGGTTACGCCTGCCGCGTCTCCGGCGCTGAGCGGCCAGAAGTACGGCATTCTTGTTACTGATAGTCTCTCAGTCGACGGCCTGGCGCAGAGCATGTCTCAGCTCATCAACGAGTACGGCGAGAACATCGGCGCCTGGGAGACGTTCGCCACCACCTCAGCAAACCAGAACATCACCGTCACCATCAACGGCGTACGCGTGACCATTCCTGCGATCGGCAAACTGGTCCAGAAAGGGAGCAATGCGGCGGTTGGAGTTTCGGACGGCGGGACCGGGGCAACGAATGCCGCTGACGCTCGCGCAAACCTCGGTTTGGGAAGTAGCGCGACAAAGGACGTAGGTACCGCCGCAGGAAACGTCATGCAGGTAGGCGCATTCAACCTTGGCGCTATCCAGGGGGACGGTCCAACCCTTGATAATATGGACATGTTCACGCCTACCGGATTTACTTCACATCAAAATGATGGTCTGTCTCAGTTGGGACTGACATCGAATACTGGACTTACTTCCATCATTCTTAACCGGGGCAACAGGCCAACCCGGATACATCAGGCATACTCTCTACGACGTACCTGGTTTTCATATTACAGCGGGAGCGCATGGGCCTATCATGAAGCTTACACTACTGGTAATACGACAAAATCAAGTGATGGCACACTGAAGGCAGCGTCTCCTGTTGCCCGTATCGTAGTGAGCCAGGAAGCGTGCCAGCGCGCCGATATAGCGGAGGATGGTTTTGACTGGTGCGGCTGCGGTACTGCGAACGCCGAGGCTGAAGGAATCAAAATCTCCCGCCTGGATGTTGGTGTATATGCCCTGTTCGGTTCCGCAGGCTTGGCATCAGAAGGCTGGCAGTTACTGCCGCCAATGGACCCTGGCGGCATGGGAGAACTGGGTGTGGCTGAAGCTGAACAAACCGCTGACGGCGAGCTGACTATCCGCCTGTTTAAGCGAAAATACATGCTGAGCGATGAAGGGGAGATCGTCAAAACAAAAGGGGAACCGATGGACGTGCCGGTGAACAGCTGGATCGATGTTCGCCTGGATATGCCTGATGATTCTGCCTTTAATCAGCGGATGAGACAGGAAGCACAGCTTGAGCCTCTTTCTCCAGCTCTCTGACACGGATTGTCAGGGCTTTGATGGCAGCAAGCGCATCGAGCACTAGAGGGTTGAGGTCAAGTGTCATTTTCCCCGATTCCTCAGCTGAATGAACATACTGGGGATCTATCTTTTCCAGTTCCTGAGCAATAACGCCGCGGCGAATGACTTTATCTTCATCAGCAAGATAGTAGAAGGTTTTAAAATCCATTGCCTCGATGTTTGACAGCGATTCGTTTAGATCCAGATCCCCGGTCACTTTCTTAAAGTTAATGTCCGATGTTCCTGCTGACTGAAATACCGTCCATGGAGCATCTGTTTTTGCAGTTTGAGGATTCGTGTTTAACAGAAAACGGCAATAGCCAGCTCCGCCAGTGGTAACCCACATTTGCGCTATGCGCTGAGTGTTATAAGAGCTTTGGTAGCCACAGCCATTGGCAGGAGCCCAACTTGTGTTACCGTCAGCATCACTGATAAACGATGAGTTTGCATCATTTGGCCTTGGAGCCTGGTATGTTCCAACCCCAAAAGCCCCCACTTGCATGACATTACCGGAGTCCGTTCCGACGTCCCTCGTCGCGGATGTTCCCAAACCGACGTTTTATAGATTGCCCTGCGGCAGCCATGCCGATAACTTCACCTGATTTTTTTGCAGAAAATATTGGGTGAAAAATATGCAAATTGGCTACGTAAGGGTGTCAACAAATGACCAAAACACAGATCTTCAGCGACAAGCTCTCGAACGCGCAGGATGTGAACAGGTTTTTGAGGAAAAAATGAGCGGGACGGTAGCGAACCGGCCAGCGCTTAAAAAGCTTCTGCGAACGCTGAATGAGGGCGATACGCTGGTGGTGTGGAAACTGGATCGCCTCGGGCGAAGCATGCGGAATCTGGTACTGCTGGTGGACGAACTCCGGCAGCGCGGCATCCACTTCAAAAGCCTTACGGACAGCATCGACACTTCCAGCCCAATGGGGCGTTTCATATTCCACATCATGTCAGCCCTTGCCGAGATGGAGAGGGAGTTAATCGTGGAACGCACCCGGGCAGGACTGGCGGCTGCCCGGGAGAAAGGGCGGATAGGTGGCAGACGGCCGAAGTTAACCCCTGAGCAATGGACGCAGGCTGGCAGGCTGATCGCAAACGGAGTGGACAGAAAGCAGGTGGCGATTATTTACGACGTTGCGGTGTGCACCTTGTATAAGAAATTTCCGGCGCGGTAG